AGCTTTTTATAGATTTGACCCTCTTCACCTAACTGCTTTACTTGCTTTTCAAGGCTAACACATTTCGCTTTAACCTGTTCAAGTGTCTCAGTGACAACTATATCTGAATTTACTTTGCTTTGTGAATATAAAGGAAGTGTTAGTGCGAGTACTAAAAGTATGGTTGTTAAAGTTTTCATTGTAACCCCTTTTGTGTTTTCTGTTTCTCTCTTCTAATCTGAATTTATTGGTACAATTCCCGTCCTGTGTTAAACTTAAAGTCAGTGCCGTACCCGTTGTATCCCTTTACAGGCGACCTGCTTAGAGGTCGCCTGTAAAGCTGTTACTTAATCTGCGTTAGTAGCAGTTACTTTATACCAATCAGATTCTGATCCAGCATTAGCAACCTGAATATAGATATAACCGTTAGTGTGATTTAAATAGATAGAACCTATTGCATCATAAGCACCAACCTCTGCATAAACAGCATCGCCATTAGCGGCAGTACCTGTGAAAATCTTAGCACCACTTGACGTTAGAATGTTGGCCTGTATCGTTCCTACATTTGTACTAATCTCAAGACCATTTGGAAGTACTGCGGAATCAGTTGCCTGAATCCGTATCCCCGAAGTCGTGTTGTTTGCACCAACCTGAACAGCCATTCCATAATCAGTGTAACCACCAATCTTTTCATAGATTCCATAAGTTGCCGAGGTAAGATTTTTTGCTATCGGCTGAGTGTTTACAAACAGCCCAGCAACGATTCCACCGGTTACATCGGTCACGCCAGCGTCTACGGTGACAGTTGACTTTAATCCAACCAAGCCATCATGTAATGTGAGTGTGTGTGCACCTGAGGCGTTAGCGTTAAACATCCCGCCATAAAACTGGTTTACTTCAGCATCTGCGGCCATAGCCATGTAAGAACCGCCACGAGTAGCGTATACATGATCAATGTTACCAATGCAATCAACATAAGAACCTACTCCAGTAATATTGCCACGACTGAGATAAGCACCGGCAGCGACTGCGCCTTGATCAAAATCCGTATCTACTGAATAATGATTAATGTCTAAACCGGCAGACGTTCCGTTAATATCAATTCCAGTTGCTACTGTGGTCAATGTCATTAACCCGTCAATAGTTGGGGATGTTAGCGTTTTATTGGTTAACGTTTCCGAACCTGTCAAAATCCACTGTACTGTTTCAAACCATGATGTTCTCACTGAAGGTCTTGGAGTCTGACCAAATGCAACACCAACAAGTAAGAGGCAAAGCAGAACTATTAATGTATTTCTAAACTTCATTATTCCTCCTTATCCTTTAGCAGTTGGTTCTTTCTCAACCTTCACTTTTGACTTTGGCGCATTCACAAACTGAATATGTTTGATTTCTGCATACCCTGCAAAGGTTGATGTATTCGGAACTTCTTTGGGTGTTTCAAGTTCATCCTTATTCCATGCTACGGCAAAAGCTTCAATGTTACCATCTTCATCTTCAACCATATAAGACGGATCAGTTAATTGCACCGGTCTGTCAAGCATAGGGGTTGCCCAAAGTGTTTCGATTTTCTGCTTTTTGTTTTTTCCAACTTTTTCCTGCATCTTCATTTCTCCTTTTCTTATGAACTCATATCCAGAACTGCAATTGCATCGTTATCGCCAATTGTGAATTCAAACATAGTTGAGATTGCTGTTCCTTCACCAACCTGTCTCACGATATTCTCTGCTTCGACAAGAGGCGCACCGGTTGAGACTTCTTCGATTGCATAACGTGTATCAAAACCGATACCATAGTTTGCAGTCAACGCTACTGATCTGTCCCATTCTAAAGCTTCGGGGAAAGCGTTAAATTTATCGTTACCGATTGAGGTTGTAGTTCCATCGTACAAGCGAGTAATCCAAGTAATCCAGTTGGTTTTTCTAACTGCGAATTTATCAAGTTTGTACGGTGTAGGAAGTTGTGCGGCCCATGCGATAGTATTTTTGAAACTGATTGCATCAGCACCATCACCACAGGTCAGGGTTGAACCAGGTGTGCTCCCTGTGTTACCGTCACCATTTCTTGCTCTGTAATACATAAGATCAGTTTTCCGTACGGCAATCTGTAATCCGATAAGATCCAAGAAACGACTCAACGCTTTAATGCTCATTTTGTTACGGTCGTATTTGGAAATCTTCAGATAACGTCCGTACATATTCAATCGAATGTTACGTTCGCTTGTTCTGATTTGTGTCTCGGGCAGATCTTCAAGCTTTACGATCTCTCGTAAATCAATATCTTTTTCAGGCTGGTCAAGATAAAGTTTAGAGAAACTGTCTGAATCAATTACTTCACGGTTAAATACAATCTGGTCAACCTGTGAGTTTTTCAATTCACCTGAATAAACCTGATCTGAAATAACTTCAGGAAATAACAATTCAGTGTTACCGTATGAAAAGAACTTGTCCACTTTATCAGTTAACCGAATGCCTGATTTCTGAAGAGCCTCTTCAAGTGCTGTCTGTGGTGCAATTAGACCGGCTGCTTTCATTCCTGCTTTCATTTTCATTACTTCAGATTTGTCCATTCCGATGTACGGTGAAGCTTCGGCACGTTTATCCTGTCTTGCCTCTTCGAGCATCATTGAAACGGTTACATCATTATCACGGGCTTCTTTGTAGATGTCAACTGTAAAGTTATCATCTATGAAGTCAACCCCTTTTAATCCTTTTTCTTTTACAATGTTAGCCATTGGGTTTTCTCCTTTAGATTAAAACGTCTACTTCTGTGTTAGTGGTGTCAACCGAAATTACAACACCAAAACCGCCCGTTGTCCCATCTTTTACATACTTGTAATCAGCACCATCAATAACAACCGTATCCTGTAACGCAAGAACTGTACTATATAGGAATGTCTGGACTGCTACCGGTGCATGTAAGTTACCGTTTTGATCTGTGTAATTGATCATTCTTACTGTCAATTCATAGCTACTACCGGCAGCGGCACTTGTTTCTCTGTGCGCAATAATGATCCCATCGGGGGCTGCACCGTCTGCGGGGCTTGTCACTTCATAATTGTCGGCAAAGGTAAGGCCGACCATCAAGTTTTCAATCTCTGTATCTGCTGCAATCAGAACTTTGAGTTCCGCTAGAAAGGTAGCGTCAGGAATACAACCGGTTACTATCAGTCCACCTTTTGTTCCACCTCTTTGTAAAATGTCACCCATCTTTAACTCCTTAACCTAAACTTAATTTTGGGACATACTTCTTCTCAGCTTCACCATTACCGCCACTCTGGGGTGTACCCGGTTCGGCAGTTTCTAATTCCAGGGATTTCTCAATATCTTTTAGTTCGTCAATATCCCATAGCATTAATGATGCAGTACGTTTTTCGACTTTCTCCGGTGTGTCTTCTAAAGACTTATTCAGAATGTAACCGGCTACTACTTTTTTCACCAAGTCAAGCTTCAACTCTTCAGCTTCTTTGGCTGTTTTCTCAATAGATTCATGTGCGGCTTTAACCTGCTCTGGTTTCAAATCGCCAACAGAATCTTTAAGTGCATTAAAATCATCTTGCACTTTAACCGCTTCGTCTCTTTCAGTTGTCAATGTTTCGACCTGTTCTTTTAGGCTTGTATTTTCATCAACAATATCAGAAACTTTTGTTTCAATTGATTCAAGGACATGGGGCAGCTCAACCATCTCAGTAATTTCCTTTACAATACCAATTGATTTTAATTCAATTTTCATATTAACTCCTTTAGTACTTTCAATCGCCAAGGGTTCATCATCTTTATCTAAATGATCTCCCTCTATATCACCACCCTTATTTGAGTGGCTTTCATCGCCTATGGGCGTAGGCGTGTGTTCCTTTCTTGTTTGTGCTCCGTATTGAGATTCAACACCAACAAACGATCCCTCAGTTGCTTGCAAGCGTTCGGTTAAAACGTATTCCCAATACTTCAGATTACCTTTGTCATCCGCAACCATGTCATATGCTACTCCGATCATGCCAATGGATGAGTTTGTTAAACCTGTTCCTATGTCTGCAATCATTTCATCTTTGTGAACAGGGATGTAATAAGTTCCAACTAGCCAGAATAAGCCCTTGTCTATTTCCTCAATCTCTTCAAGCATTGATCTGTATTTGCTATGAGGGTTCGGGGCCATCTTTATCATTTCATCAACGGTGACTTTCTTTAGGGTTGTTTTATAGTACTTGCCAACACCGGGGAGAGACCAGTTATGACCTATCAACTTAGGACGGCCTACAAGTGTCTTTGAAAGTCTACTCAATACCTTTTTGGGGAATCTGTCCATATCTCTATCAATAACGTTAAAAGCCAGATAGTCGTTAAACGAAACGAACTGATCTGACTTTAATCCTTTAGTCGGAAGCATGGGTTCAATTAAATCCCAATCGCTTTCAGACATGACAGATTTTTCAACTATTGATTGAAAGGGTGATTTACGTATTGTGATATTATCAGGTGTACCGCCCTTGATCCAATTCAGGCAACTCTTCTCATCCTTAAACTCTGAATTCAAAAAGAACAGCTTTCCACCATCTGCCCGTACACTTGCGCTTTTAAATCTCAGACTTGACGGACATTCAAATACTATATTCTCACTTGTGGTTTTTAAAGACTTCATAGTTCCCGCCTATTTCTTATAATCATGTTTGACGGGAGTGTTAACCGGTTCCTTAATCTCTTTTGTTACTTTCTCTTCAACCATCTTGCTCTTGCCTCGACTTGCACGACAAACGCCACAACCGGCTAGTTTCTTAGCTTGTACGGTTCCATTCTTCGTTAGGCGGTTATAATCACTGACCATTACGTCAACTTTCGCACCGCATCTGCATTCTAATTTAGGCATGGGAAAACCCCTCTATGTTAATTCAGGTTTACACTGTAAACTCAAGTTTACACATTCGGGATTCAAATAAGGATAATTACTGACAATGTCAAGTGTTATTTTTTAAAAAGGAAAGTTTTTTATTTCTTGCAGTACTTCGGAGAATTCAACGTTTCTGAGGAAGGCTTTAAATTTAGATTGTTCTATTTTGGGGAACCATTGTTTTCCAGTGAAATTGTACGCTATGATATTTGCTTTACATGCAGCAGCTAAATGAACCAGACCGGAATCACGACCTACAAATAGTTGACAGTTTTCAAGGACTCCGGCTATCTGGTTCAATGAAAGCTCGTATCTAAAATCCAATACATTGTGCAAGGTATACAATTCATCATCTGATCTGTCATTACCAACAATAACAACGGGCATCTCGTTTACCAACTCCATTGCTATTGCCCGTGCTTCTTCTTTCGGCATGTTCTTTTTAATGTCAATCTTGCCGTCCCTTGTCTGCATTTGGTCAGGACGTTTATCAATGTTTCTTACGTGCATTACTGCATACTTGAAATCTTTATGGAATACATACTTTGGCTTAAACGGGTTCTCTGGATATATCCCATCTCTCGCATAGTTACATATTTCATTTATCATTCTGTATTTTATTGTTTTGGGATTGCTTTCTACTTCTTCTTTATTTCCAGAATCAAATTCGCTTATGAATATCTTGTCAGGGTTGAACTCTTTGATCCATTTTAATACATCATTTTCAGGTTTAAGGACAATAACGTTTTCTTGTGGGTTGTCCTTTATGTATTCATCAAATACAAGCTGAGTTAAAATCTGATCACCTAAAGCAGTCCCTACCTCTTTAGTTCCGATGGGTGCAAACAATGTTGTCTTACCTTTAGGATATGCTTTGAAATAGATAATTGAGAAACAGCAAAGACAGACATACTTGTCCTTATCTTTTACTTTGGCATAGTCTTGTTTGAAAAGAGAAACTTCATTTTTACATATTTTGCATTTTAGTTTAGGCATCGTAATCCTTTAATTCGAGCAATAAAAAACAGTATTTTCATAGTGTATACCTCATATGTTCAAGTTCTTTTGCATGGTCTTTAAGATTCATCATTCCCCCTCTTTCTTAATCAAATGTCCCAGCCTTAATATTGAATTATGTACTGTGTTTTTCAACATCTTGCACTTGACTTTAATCCATGACCACAAACCCAACTCGTATCTAATCGTTACATCTGGATTGTCGAAATGGATTACAGTAGGTTGGATTTCAGTATCGTTATCTTTGCATCTATCGACTATCTCAAATGATATTGCGGGTTGACTTGAAAACCTTACAACACCATCAACCTTTTCGCCTGATCCGATTAACTTGTCCAGTGCCTCCCTAAAATTACCCGTTGGCAAATGCTCAAATCTGTCGGTTCTAATTCTCTCCATCACTCCCCCCGACTTCCTTAGTGGTTATACTTATAATTTCAAAAAATAGGACAGCCATTATTACACCTAAAACAACCCCGACAAATACCGTACACTTTGGAATGAAGTAGTCAATTGCACCAGCTATCGAGATACATAACATTATGGCAATTGCGAATTTACTTTTATTACTTATGTTTATTTTCATTTCTTATCCTTAAAATTTTCAGCATTCACCATTGCCTGAATTGCATCTTCTGTTTGTCTGTGACCAGGTAACTTGTGCCACATATTCCTACAAGCCTGCAAATCATTAGAATCAGATGGCAACTCTTGTTGTGAAAGTTCCCCAATCCCGTACGCTATTGCAACTATGGAATTACTTGAAATACCTGTATCACGTTCGCTACTAAGACTCATTCCACCTGACTTCATGGATCGTCCCAATAAAAAGTTTACATCTGCCATGTGCGCTAATTTATTTCCGTCAATATGCATGGTCAACCCCTCGTTAAGATAGAATTAAAAAATACACGAATCCCCACAAGAGGGCTGGGTATAGAAATAAGGTACGCTTTATCGCATCTGTCAAAAATTCAGCAGGGTCGATTCTACTACTAGATAAACAAAACATAGCAGATATAGCCCTGAATGTGCTGCTCACTGTGACACAAATTAAAATTGCTTTACCGATAGATAGTAACATAATTCACCTCGCTTAATTAACATGTACCTTCAATGTAATAATTATTAACAAGAATGTCAAGCTATAAAAATAAAACAGTCTCAACCAGTGCGCCATTGTACTTGCCAAATAGCTTTCCATCTTTCCATACTACAAACCAATGAACGCCAGCCATTTGACCTGACTCCATCACAACCAATATTTTTTCAAAGCCATGTTCGCCAACTGTAATACTGACCCCATCAGATAAATACATAGCCTTAAATTTCTGTCCGTTTTTAAAAGTATAATCATCCATAATTAACCCCTATACCATTATCTTAATTTGAAACAACTTTTCAAGTGCCTTCAATCTATCAACCTCATTCTGAATATGCATTGCGTGGAAGTAGCCTATTTCAATCTTCATACCTTTTCCGTAGGGGCTTTCGATGTTCCATTTGTTTTGAATTGTGCCAGACCATGTAAATAGGGGAATGCGAATACAATAACAGTTCGGGTGTGTGTTCGACACTGGTTCTGGCCCTTCTCCACGCTTCCATACATGATTGTTTAAAGGGCTGCAAATAAGACAAGGATTAGAGCTAGTTGACCACCTATCGTAGTTAATGCCTTGCTTATTTGCCTGATCGTTATAAGCCCTTTCATATGCTAAAACAATTTCCGAACGTGTGAATCTTAACCAATCCCACGCACGACCCTCTCCGACTCTGCGGTGAATCTGTCTTGCGATGTACATTGGCGTTTGGTTGTTTGCAACACCTGTTATAATCTCTTGATTGATGATTTTCTGGAAGTCAACGAGTGTCTTGGTCTTTAATCTACTCTGTCCCTGTGT